AACCATTCGAAGCCATAGGACAAACATTGAAACCGCTTTGATCACTAGAGGCAAGATATAATATCGCGGTCATAAAACCATATTTTCGACCTTTTACTGTTTTAGCATTATTATCAATATTTAAAAGATTTTTCGATTTAATAAATTTTAATTTCTTCATAAATAATCCTTTCTTATTATCCTATTAACATGGGATAAATACAAAGTCAATCTAAATTTAAAAATTTAGACTTTACCGAAGAAACTCTATTTTCTATTACATCTAAATCATCTAAAATTTCTTGAGATTTTAATTCGTCGCGGTGTGATAATGTTTTATTATACGATCTAACTAAATGAATTAAATCCATATCTAAAATATTTATAAATTCACCTTTAGATGTTGAATAGTGGGGCTTTAAATTATCGCTATGTTGTAAATCAATAGGCGTTTTTCTTTTTTCTATTGTTTCTTGTATTTCTAATAAATCTTTTACTTTCATTTTTATTCCTTTCTGTTATTATCCTATTAACATGGGACAAACTAAAAGTCAATAACCTTTTCTATATTTTCTTATTCTTGCATATGGAGAATCTAACGGCGGTATATATCCATTTTTAACTTTATCACGATACAAAACACCTAACACAGAATTTTTTGATCTGTGTAGAATTTTGCCAACAGTTGAATAAGAATTTGTTTTTGCTAGTTCTCTTGCCTGTTCCATTTCTTCTGACGTCCAGTTTTTAGTTTTCATTTTACCTCCAATAACATTTCAATAGTTCTCTCAACTGCTGTAAGTATTGGAGTTTCTTCGTCAAACTCTCCATTTACATCTGATATTTGATTATCAATAAAGTTAAATATTTTTTCTAAATTTTCTTTATTAAGTTCCATTTTATTCCTTTCTAATTATGTATGTTTTAGGTGAGGGAAAACATACAAAAACCTAGAGTTTAGGTTAGCGACTTACATCTCCGAAAATTGTCGTTTTGCACAGGACTTATCCGAATAACTCCGTCGCCTGTACAATATCCCATATAATGATATATATTGACAAGTCAATAGCAAAATGATAAATAAATAAAAAAGAAAGGACTTTATGACAGAAGAATTATATTGGCACAGGGTTTTTAATTTATGGACAATGTATCATAGCATTACAGATGATTTAGTGTATAAAGCCATGTGGGAAAGAAAATTAAAAGAATTAATGCAGAAAGGATTTAAATGAAAATAGATAAAATAAAACACAAATCTCCTCCATTATGGGGAGGTAAGCCTTTATTCAAGACATTCGACAAGCATAATTGTAGGGAGTGTGGAAAAGAATATTTGGAGGCGAACTTAATCCCTCACTATGAGAGAAAAAATGATCCTTTTTATTTCTGCATTCGCTGTCATAACAGGAAATATTATGACAAATCTTGAAGCCCTAGACTATTACAATCAATCAAAACCAAAGTCGGAAGAAATTTTAGTTAAACGAAAATGTTTTCGCTGTAATAAAGAAAAAAAGATGGGTAAGTTTGAGAGATATTGTAGTCCAGAATGCAGGTATCACGCGACGAAGAATTACACTAGCACTTACAAAGTGGGGTATTAATGTGGTGGTTTTTGTTATTACCAATAAATTGGTTTGTTTTAATTTTTTTATTTTTTATGATTTTTTTGATTTTACCAAGTATTGTCCGTCCTCTTGGAAAGTTTCTACTGCATCTATTGTTTTAACCTCCGCACCGATAGCTTCGCCATTAATAACATTATGATCTCTAATCTCTTTGAGTTTAGCTTCAAGTTCTGGTCTAGTCATGTTATCAAGCGAGGCTGTCACAACCTCTTTTCTATCAACATAAAACCCCGCTAATTGACCGCGACGATATTCAGCATTTACGGCGGGCCCCATTTGTCCATTCGTTACTGCATGATCGCGCAACCGCGACAATTCTCTTGCATGTTTGACAAAATCTATTTTACTTGCTTCTGCATATTCACGCTGAAGATTTTCAATAGCTTCTACAACTTTCGGGAAATACTTGGGATTTCTTAAATTACAGGATTGAGATACAGCGGACTTTTCAGAATATCCCGCCTGTTTTGCACAATCTGTAGCTGTCAATCGACCATTCTCTTTAACAAATATCTCTACAAAGGCTCTTTGTTTTGGTGTCAATGCACCATTTCTAATTTTAGGCATTTTTTTAGTTTAATACATTTTTATTCTAATGTAAATCTTTTCCTATAGTATTATTATAGTAATAATAATAATAATTTTTTTTAACTGTACTGAAAAATCGTATTTGTAAGCGTTACGTGGTGTTACGTCTGGTTACGTCTGTTTTAAAGGTAAAAGTAACGATATTATTGTTATATTTCAATAGTTTAATGCTCTTGTTACGTGGTTACGTCATATTTGAGAAAATAAAAAAAAAAAATTTTTCATTTGAGTAAAAAGTACTATAGGTAACGAAGTTATCCACAACTATCTACAATTAATCTTATTTAGTCCTTTACTATCCCATTAATTAGTATAGAGTTATAATTAAATGAGGATGGTGCAACATCTTCGGAGTATGGCTGAACAACTGTAACAAGGTAGTAAGGCACACTTGATGATCGATATGAGCAAATGCTTGAAATGTCAAAGGGTGGTACCAAAGTACTAGTTAATATAGGAAATATTGACTTGTCGGGAAAAGGTTGGGGGTAGTCAAAGAACCCCCCTACTCACTAAGAAAGAAAGGATTAAAATGACAAACGAAGAGATAGATAAAAAGTTACAAGATATTGAAAGTAGATATTATAAAGGTCATAAAGCCACATCTACTGAAATAGCTGATTGGTGGTCTAAGGAAGATCAAAAAGAATATAAAAGATTATTAAAATTAAAAGAAAGGAAATCTGTGAAAAAATTTAAAGTTACTGTGTGGGAAGAATGCACATGGGAAAAAATAATTGAAGCAGAAGATGAGGGACAAGCAGAAGCAAAAGCGTATGAAGAAATATCAGAAACGGGTTATGATAATTGGCAAATAGGTAATCATGGTACAAATGATATCACAGATATACAGGAGATAGAATGACCCTTGAAGCGCGGTTAATTAAACTCAAACTAAAGTACGATAAACTTGCCCTCCGCGAACCACGGTCCGGGCAACAAGTTCTAGACCGCATGATGTGGGAAAGACTAAAGAAAATCCTAATAAAACGCTACGAAAGGTATGACTAATGGAAAGAACTGAAATAGGCATTGGAAATATGCGCATCGACGTTGTTGATGATAATGCTTTGTATATCATTCTCAATGGTTGGACGTACTATATAGATGATTCAACAGGAGAGCAAATACTAGAGAAATACAAGGAGAAAGAGTGAGTCAATTTGTCCATTGTCCGCGTCCCAAAAACATGGTATTAGATATCCATGAACCGAGCAGACATAATAGATCTATACGGGGACGACGAGCCGAACCTTTTATTCGCCGATGGCTTCGACGAGGCAATCGCGGGCGTAGTGTGGGACGGCGAAAGAACAAGAGTAGTTTACGACACGGAACTAATTTTAGAATTACTTATGGGGCGTAGTGAGATGACCTATGAGGAAGCAGTCGAATATTTCGACTTTAACATTGCAGGATCTCATATGGGGGAGTATACTCCTCTGTATTTAGAAACCTAGAAAGGAAACTATGAGCGCATTTAAAGATTGGGTAATGGACGAACAAGAAAACAGAGAACAAAGCTTTCTCGATAACTGCTACGAGAGAGCATTCGTTATCTATAGCTATGATGCTAACTTACATCTAGCACACCTAGAGAACTCTGATATGCCCTTAAAAGACTTTTTAAAAGCATATAAGGTGAAGATGAGAGAGCTAGGTGATGATGAGGTAGTGTATCAGATATGAGTAAAGAAAAACAAAAAAAGGTTAGTGACCTTGAGAAAAAGATAAAGATTGGTTATCAAGATGTGTCCGTGGAGCGTGATACAACAACCTTTCAAAAACAATCAGATGCCTACGGCGAATATGATCATCGGAAGAATACCATTAGCATTCAAAACGGCTTATCACCGCTTGATGAGGCTAATACTTTACTCCATGAAATACTGCACGGCGTAGCTTACATTAATTCGTTAACCCAAACAGGGCAACCTCTTGATACAGAGAATAGAGAAGAAGTGGTCATTAACACCATGACGAACGGGCTGTCACAAGTCTTTAGGGACAATAAATGGTTATTACCCTATTTCATGAAAAAATTAAAGTAAGGAGAATATATGAGAGGCAAGGAATTACTATTAGTAGAAAAAGTTTTAAAAGATAATCTACACGAACACACAGAACGTTTAAAAATAACGTTTGACATGATGAGGGATAGAGAAAAACAAGATTATTATTTCAATAAAAATAGTTATTTAGATTTTATTAAAGGACAAATAATAGAAGCCAATAATCATATTAAAGCTTTTAAAAATCTATCTAAGATATGTAATATTAATTTAGAGGAAGAAATATCTACTCTTCAAGAACAAATAAATATAAGCATTGAAAGAATAGAAGAAGAAGAAAAAGCAATAGAAAAAAGGTCTTTGTTTAAAATAGCAAACATGAAATGATTGAAATAGATATAACAAAAGACATGATTGGACAATGCGAGGCGAAAGCAAAAGACATTGGACGACTACGAAACTCTATAACAAAAGGGAAAGGAAACTTAGCCGGCATTGTAGGAGAGTATGTTACTCATCAACATTTAAAAGGTTCTGAATGGCAGAACACGTATGACTACGACTTGATAGAAAATAATAAAAAGATCGACGTGAAAACAAAACGCTGTTCTTCCAAACCGCGGGACAATTATGACTGTTCGGTGGCGGAAACAAGTCTACATCAAGATTGTGATGAATATATATTTGTGCGCATACTCAACGATCTGAGTAAAGCGTGGATACTAGGGCGCATGGGCCGAGATACTTTCTTCAAGAAGGCAAAACACATGAAAAAGGGGCAAGTGGACAAAAGTAACAACTTTAAAGTTCATGCAAATTGCTATAACTTAACAATAAAGGAGTTAAATACATTATGAACATGGATAGATTACTACAATCCGTTAAGAAACACGAGGGCTACAGAAATAAGGTCTACCTCGACACATTAGGTAAGAGAACCGTGGGCGTCGGGCATTTATGCGTGGAGGACTTTTGGGAGGATAATAAGGAGTATGAAGAGAAATTCCTCCTAACCATCCTTGAACACGATCTAAAAACCGCCATAAAAGCCTCTGAGAGGCTTTGTAGCAACTGCCCCGATATAGATGACCTAGCAAAAGAAATCATCATAGAGATGGTATTTCAGCTAGGAGAAACAGGTGTCAGCAAATTTAAGAACATGTGGAAAGCTTTAAAAGAAGGACCAGACTATCAGACGGCGGCGAGCGAAATGCTCGATTCACGTTGGGCAAAACAAACCCCCAACAGAGCAAAAGCCATGAGTGCGGAGATGGCCGCCCTTGGCTAGACACGTTTGGCAGTGGTATTGGGACTACGATTACCTTGGTAATAAGTACAAAGCTATATACTATGGTCCAAAAGAAAGTTGGATGAAACTTTTTAGGAAAAAGAAGAAAAAGAAATGAAAATGCTTATATTAATGGGATTAGTCGCAATAATTCTTATACTAGCTTTCATCGCCGTGATGATTTATGCGATTGGAGAAAAATTATCTAAAAAATAACTTGATCCCATATATCGTTTAGGTGTATAGCTAGAAGCTTACCCCAAAATTAAATTAAAAAAGGAGAAAATATGACGGTAGAGGAATTAAAAAGTGTTATTGTGTACTTACAAGACAAAGTAGAAAAATTAGAACAACAAAAATTATGTGAGTGCCCCCCAGATGAACATTTAAGTCCTACAAAGCCTACCGTGACATATGTAACGAATTACGATGAAGACGATGAATGCTTGACCTGTTCAGCTTAAAGGGCAAACATGGCAGATCTTGATATAACAAAAGCCATACCGGCAGAAAAAATCAGCTTAATAAGTGGTTTTGATAGACCCGGCGTAACAGATCCAAGCAAATTAATACTTGGAGATCCCTACATAAAGTTTTCATCAGACGGAAAAGAATACTACACTAGAAACTTTAATCATTCTAAGCTTATTCCATCAGAAAAAAAGTATCTCCGCTTCGCTAAGATGTATATATCAACGGTCGGGGAGACTTTTTTGATGCCCATAATTGAAAAGTCTGCGGTGGACAGTGGAAAATTAGTTGGTTATGTTAATGGACACGTAGAGGTTGAAACAGATAGTGGTAAAAATAAGCTTCAAATTAATAAAATTGAAATAACACATAATCCAAGAAGTGAAAAAATACCTACCTATGGCAACACTTTTGCCACGGACAAAAAAAGTCAAGGACTTAAAACGAACATAGGTAGAAATCTTTTAACCCAAGCAGTAGCTAAACTTCCTTTTGTTGAAGACGTAGGGGGGTACAGAATATCGGGTGCTAGGGACGTTGCGGTTAAACAAAGAATAGAAGAAGGAAAAAGAGGGAAATCGTCAGATAAAGCACATATGAAAGTGGGGTCAAACATAATAAATAGAATTAAACAAAATCTTGCTAAAACGGGTGTAATAGATGGGTTTTTTACTCAAATAGACTTATCAAAAGAAAAAATTGAGAACTGGATGAAAAAAAATTCAACAGCTACAGCGGGCGTTGCCTTATCTGGAAATGATCCAATGCAAAGTTTGGGAATAAAAGGTATGGGTAGCCCAACAGATGACGCGGCAAACTACTACTTAGCTTTAGCTGAAGGAGGATTTGTTGATGGTGATGAATTTGGAGATATGATTGACTTTGTTATGGAAAACACCACGCCTCGTGGTAATTTAATAGGAATAAATCAATTAACTAGACCTCTGTCGATGATGAATGCTTGACCTGTTCAGCCTAAATTCTATCTTTTCCTACGCACTTTTAGTTTTAATCTTATTCTTCTCCGGTTTCTTCGCTTTCGCGATCCTATTTTGCGCCGTCCTTTATGTTTTTTTCTCTTTAAATCGGCTTTGCTCATTTCTATCTTGATCCCATTGCTGTACACTACCGCGCCAAAAATCTTTTTCTTTACGGTCTAATTGTTTCCACCGAGCCTTTTTAAATCCTTCTTTGTCAAACTTGTAGCGAATATTTTTAGCTCGTTTGTCGTACTTTGTTTCCTCAGACATTGACACCTTTAAGTGGATTTTCCAGAGAAAAATGCACATTAAAGGCCACAGAGCGTCTTTCCCCTTCACTTCTGAAAGGATATACTTGATGGGTAAGCCAAGAAGGAAATAAATAAAAATCACCCACTTCCGGTTTTACAAGAAAATTGTGACGGGCAAAATAATTAGGCACGGATCCTAAAAATTCAAGACAGCCAGCCGTAGGATGATGATCTTCTTTTTTATACTCCTCCTCATAGTTAGGGGGAACTTTGAGAAAACATACACCCGATAAATTTGAATCGTGAATATGTATCGGATTAAAATCACCTGCTACTTGACTGACTGCCCACACACGAAATGAAACTTTCGTCCCGATTGGAAAAGAATCGGGAAGAACGTTCTTCGCGTATTCTTGCGATATGGTTGCAAGAAACTCTGGGAAAGTCTTAATGGATGTATGATCTATGCTAATTTCTTTCTTTACATTTCCTGCGAGATTGTGGCTCCAATCTCTTTCTTTACTTAATTTTTCATCGTCTAAAACTTTATCTACTTGTTTGTTGAGAGCGTCAACGTAGAGGTCAGGGATCTTGGTTTTAAGAATGCTTGGTCCGAATGGTTGATAAATATCGAAAGCAATTTCTTTTTGTTCTGTTTCAACCATCAAAATTTTCCGGGTTTTGCATTATATCCTTTTCATGTTCTTCCCATAATCGTCTTCCCTCAGACAATGTCATTTCCCATTCAGTGACATCAAACTCTTTCGTTGAACCGTCCGTGTAATAAACACGAACTCGGTCAACTAATTCCCCGGATTGGGGGTGATTTTCTTGGAATCGTGAGACTCCATTAACTATTTTTTTTGTCATCCTTTTTAGGAGGCGGTGAAAAATAAGTCGCCTTTATTTTTGCAATCGTATCACTTAACCCATTTTTTGCTAGAATAATATTTTTTAATTCTTCAATGTGGTTTGCGTGATCATGATCTTTACTTGTAATGTAAGTCGGATTACTTGTTAATAATACTTCTTTTGCTTCAAGTTCTGATAATTCTCCTTGTATTTTATTTAAAACAGCAACGTATAACGCCTGTTTAATCTGCGGGTCTGACATGGTTGTCCTCTCCGTTTTTTAGTGTGGGTTTCTGTTCTTCTTTATCAATTAAGTAACGTAAAAAAGAGGCCATCGACATATAGTTTTTTTTCGCTATGGGTCTGGCTCGTTGATATGTGTCTATACTGATCGCGACAGATTTATACTTTTTAATGTCGGTCATTACTTTCTCCTATATATGGTATGTTTATTCATACAAGCCCATACATATGGGATTTTAACAGATTGTCAAGGATTTAGTTTAAATTCATACCTTTTTATTTTTATTATAGTATTCCCAAATTTCTTTTGATTTAAAAATTTCCGGGTACTCTTCAAATAAATCTAATGTTACGGTTAATAATTTATTAATATATTCTGGATCTACAGCGTAGTTTTTTAAACTATGAATAACTCTATATATATCTACTTTATTCTCTACATATTGTTTAAGACGAATATCCCTGTATTCTTTAAATGCACTAGAAGAATTAAGTAAAGCAATATAATCAGCTACGCTCTCACATTTGTTGCCGTACATCTTTAATATTACATCACTATCAAGTGATTTTATATGGGGTTCTGTTTCATTTGTTTGAATAATACCATAAAAATTATTTGCTTCAGTGGCAAATCTAGATTGTCCCCAATCAGATTCTAATATAGCCTGTGCTACACTTATTGCAACTATGACTCTGTATGGAGGTTCAATAATAGAATTATTTAGTGTCGTGCACTCGGCAATCCCTTGCACAAACTGATCGCGCGGATTTATATCATAATTAAAATCAAATCCATTTAATAATGGATTACATAATAAAAATAACGTTGCGCATAATTCCTTAAACATCGTCGTCCTTCTCTATAAATTCATACTCAACCTTTAATTTTACCTGTTCCGGTGTCCGTTGTCGAGCTATTCTTGTACCGGGCTTCCAAGATTGACGGTACGATGTCGTTTTTACATCTATTTTTCTCACTTCTCCTGTCTCTCGGTGTACTAAAACCATATCAATAGGTCCTGTTCCTTGGACATTACGAAAAACCCAGTAACCTTCTTCTAAAAACTTTATAACAGCTTTAAATTCGTTAACATCACCTACTTTTTGTTTATCTCGCCCCATTTCTTAACCTTTGTTCTTCTACACGGTGACAGTTAGCACAAAGAACTTCACATTTTTCAATTTCATGTTCAATTTGTTTGAATTGTGCCCAACTTGTTCTCCAATAACTCGATACATTTTTTTCTTTTAATAATTTATCTAAATGATGAAAGTCTAAAGCTATTGCATGCTTATTGTAGCCACAATGATTACAACCTTTTTTTAATTTAATATTATTTACATGCTCAGATATTAGATCATATTTTATTTTTTTACCATCTCTTTTTCTTTGCATCTCTTTCGCATGTTGCTCCGGGCTTCTCCAAATTTCCTTATAATACCCCGATTTTCTAGTTACAGACTTTACGTAAGCATCAAATATAAATCCATCTTCTCTAACATCACCGCATTTAAATGGTTTATTTGTTTCTGGATTAATGCGTTTCATTTCTTTTTAATCTCGCCCCATGATGGTCCTATCTCCGCGTCGACTTTAAGTGGAACTTTCAAGTCAACTGTATGTTCCATAATCTCCTTGATCCGTGATGCTTGTTCCTTGCTCTCAACGGAACAGTTTAATTCATCATGTACTTGTATGTGAGAAACAATACCCTCTTCATACAAATCAACCATCGCTTTTTTTGTCATGTCGGCAGATGATCCTTGTATTAATCTATTAAGTGCCTTGTATGTAAAAGCACGTTTTAAGTCACGCCCATATTCTCTCTCTGCTTCAGCTAGAGGTAAAGACTTATGAATACCAAATGCTCTTGGTTCCCATCTTTCAAACCTACATTTACGACCAAGCAGTGTGCGTAAGAAACCAATATTATCAGCTTTCCGGGTAGCTTGTTCCATTAATTGTTTTACAAAAGGAACGTTCGCATGAAACTTTGCGAATAACTCTTCTGTCTCTTCTTTATCTAAACCTAACTCGCTAGATAGCTTACCTTTACCCATACCATACATCATACCAAGATTAATTGTTTTAGCTGTACGTCTATCTATGCCCGCCATATCGGCAACGGCTTGATGAAAGTCGGGATCTTCTGTCTTATAAGACTCAATGACCTCGTCGGCGCCTTTCAAACCGCCACCGGTAAGCGCGGCGAAGTGGACAAGAACACGAGGCTCCTGTTGGCTATAGTCAAATGACCCCCACTTGCAACCCTCGTCTGGGACGAAGATTGATCTTATCAACGGCCCGATATCTTTATTTCGTGCCGGAATCTGTTGTAAATTTGGATTGTTGTATGAGAATCTTCCTGTTGCAGTCCCCGCTAACCCGCTTTCACTTCTCATTTGATTTATGTTAGCATGTATTCTACCATTATGTTTATGTCTAAATATTGTATCAATAAATGTAGCCCTAGCTTTATTTGTTTCTCTCGCATGAACAATTTGTTTTGCTAAAGGATGATTATGCGTAACTAAAAAGTTTTTATCAAACTTTGGTTGTTTTGTTTTTTCGGTCCTGTCGTAAGGTATATTAAATTTATCAAATGCTTTTGCTACACTAACAGCAGACCATACTTCAACATTAATACCTGTATCTTTTTTAATTTGTTGTAGTGTATCTTTTTCTTGTTTAATTAAATTCTTTTCTATTTTCTTTGCTTTATCTAAATCAACGCGGACACCTTTCCACGTCATGTCTAATAAACAAGGAAATAATCTTGTTTCTAAATCAAATATACTTGTCAGCTCTTGTTTTATAAGCTCTGGTTTAAATCGTTGCCATAAACGAAGAGTAAGATCAGCATCTTGTTCTGCATAAGGTCCAACATGCATAGCCGGTAATTTATACATTTCTGCTTTTGCATCAACACCCCATTCCCTTGCGGCTTCATACAAACCGGCTTCTGATTTTGTTTCTTGTAAATAATCTTTAGCTAAAACATTTAATGTATATTGAAATCTATTTTCATCAATTAGTGGCGCGGCAATTAATGTATCAACAATACGTCCTTTAACATCTAAACCCCATCGTCGTAACCACCCTACATCATAAGCGGCGTTGTGAAAAATTTTATCACAAGGTAGGTCTAAAATCTTTTTTAGTTGTCTTTTAATAAGATTTTCATCAAAATTACCACCACCATTTTGATGACGCATAGGAAAATATCCTTTCCATCCTTCCACAGCTATAGCTACACCTAGTACGTGCCCTTCTCCTCTTACCCAACCCGGTCCGAGTTCCTTTATGCTTGGATCGCATGTCTCCAAGTCAATTGCTATTTCTTTCGCGTCAGAAAGATTAGGCACCCTTTCCGGTGGTGACCATTCACTTGGTGGTTCAAATAAAGGCATCTGTATCATTCTTCATCCTTGTCTTGTATTTCGCCCGCAATCGCCGCATATCCCGCCATGTCTATGTAACAATCTGTTGTAGGTCTGTGTTTTAATCGTGCTACTTTTACAAGCAACATACATATCGCCACATCATGCGCTGATATATTATAATCTAAATATGCACTCCATAACTTTGAAATGTTTTCATGGTTTTGATACTTGTCTCCGTAATCCATTTGACGTTGGCCGGAAACTATTTTTGCGGCTGTATCTAAATACTCTCTAGTTTTCATCTTTCTCCTTTATGTTGATAGACCGTAAATCATTATTGAGTAATTGTAAATCAAGTAATAATATTTTTAACTGATGATCAACTTTCTCACGGTTAAGTTTTGGTAACTCAGCACGTATTCGTCGTACTTGTTTTTCTGTTACACCCACTTGTTTTAGTGCAGTGTCTATTGTAAACATTAAAACGCCTCCATAAATTCTCTGTCTGTTTGTGATCTCACAATATCCAGATTGTTTCTTGCGCGTGTCATTCCCACATAGAATACACGTCGCTCTTCATCTCGTTGCGACCAATATGCTTCATCAGACTTACGAGACAAAGCCGTTAATAACATGACATTATCTGCTTCACTACCTTTTGATCCGTGTATCGTTGATAGTTTGATCCGTGGTCCGCGTCTAATGTTTTCTTTACGACGTAAACATGCACGCACATAAGTTTTCTTGTCGCTTTCTATGTTTTCTAATACTTTAAACCAAGGTTCTTCCTTGCTAGCTAATAATCCATACTGTGTCGATAATGTGTCATATGTGTACATTTTTTCTTTATCGGCATTTTTCATTGCCTTATGTTCTTTTGATACACCCTTTCCAGTTTTAATATAGGTGTAAACTTTTCTCACTGTTCTTATGTCTATTGATTTACCTTTTCGTAAATCTTCCCATGCAAGAATAGATTCATGTATACCTTTATTAATAGAAGTTTCATCATTTCTTTCGTAATATACTCCTTCATTTATTAAATCTTCTTCAAGCGCATCTAATTGATATTTATCTCTTCCTAATATCAACCACTCTCCTTTTTTTAATTTATTTAATTGTGGAACAAGATGAATATTTACTTCACCCATTTCATCTCTTGATGTCCATTCTTTCTCTACTCTATCTTTAACACGTTTTATTAATGTGTCTGCTTTTCTGTGTATTAGTTTAGACAAACGATAAGACTCGTTTAAAATAATTCTTTCTCCATCCATGTTAATTAAGTACTCTGGTCTTGCACCCGCCCAACGATAAATAGCTTGATCATCATCACCCGCTACATATACTCGCTTTGCTTTTGTAATAACACGTTCTACCATTTTCCATTGCAACCAACTAAGGTCTTGCGCTTCATCTACAATGACAACATCAAAGTCTGGCATAAGGTCATAATGTTTTTTATTAAAGTCTACAATCATGTCGGTCATGTCATATTTGTTTCTCTTCTTTTTATAGTCAATCAATGACTCATTTATATATTTTAATTTTCGTAAACCGCCTTCTATATGTCCTATTTCGGGATAATTAAAATAAGCTTCTGGTGTTAGTCCTCTTATCTTTGCACCGTCTATTACTTGCATAAACACATCATCGGGAAAACCTGCGCCATATTTTTTCACTTTGTTATTTGGATTACTTAATTTTATTTGCAATTTGTTAGAAATAAAAGCGTAATCATTATCGTTCATAATGTTTTCGTCTTTTAAATGTAACTCTCTGTATGCTAAACTATGTAGTGTACGAAAGTTTGTAAAATCTTTCGTACTATAATTTAACTGTGAGATAGCACGCGATAGCGCTTCATCTGCCGCTTGATTAGTAAATGCAAGATAAGCAATCTTGTTTGGAGCAACCTTATTTACTTTTAATTCTGTTTCCAAAACATTTAACAAATATGTTGTCTTACCTGTTCCGGGCGGACCATATATTACTTTTCTCATTTTATTTTTAACTCCGCATTTGTTTCAATCCATACTCTTGCGCCACAACTTAATGGTTTATCTGGTCTATACACAACTTTTGATTCTCCTAAGATGGAAACCTCGTGACAATATGTATTACTCTTACCCTCCTTAATTGTAATTACTGGTTCATTTGTTCCATGTTTTTTATTTGCTTTAATTTTATGCATATTGACGTGTATTCTTTTCATTAAAAAGGTGTCTCCTCTTCCATGTTCGGTGTTTTAAAGTCTTCGGTGTTTTTTCTTATCCAAGGCAAATACCACAGGTACGCTGCTTTTCCTTTTATCCTACGTCTTATATCTCCGCCACCTAACTTGTTTCTAATATGTGCGGCCATTTGTGTAGAACTAAAATTTTTAAAATCATGTTTCTTCAAAAACTTTTGTAACTTATCGGATTTAAAGAACGCTGTCATTTTTTTCACACTCACTTCTCTTTCACCTTTTTCATCGTTTATCTTGTCTATGTATTCTTTTTTTTCAAACAATGCCTTACCCATATCGACTTCGTCTATGTGCTCTGCTTCTCCTTGATCCTCTAAAAATTGTTCTAGTAAAGTTTCAAATCTACCCGCTTTTGTAATTTCATGTGCCATTTCAATAATTACAACATTTTTCATTAACTGTTGTAATTTTCTTCTCCAAGCGGCTGTAGATATAACGCTTGGAACATCTATAATTTGATTCATACACTCCTGTCCAAATTGATGTTGATTGTATAATTGATCTGTAGTTACAATAACTCTTCTTCCGTCAACGTTTAAATACCATGTTGAGTCATCACTTTTATAAACAGTTAAATCGCCTATTTGACTATTAAAATTACCACCAACACCAAATTGCCTTAATTTACATTCTTCTAAACTACAATGAATACACATTGGCTGATCTTGACATTTATAGGCATACTCCTTTTTCTCATGCTGTTTTTGCATTTTTAAAACTTGCTTTGAAGATAAAGGTGGGTTCATATACTTGTGATTAAATTCATCTAATTTATCTTGCCAATCGTCTGGCCATTTCTTTTTTGTATACACTGCGTATTGAAACAGTGTGTTGTCTCTATTACCTTGAGGCACTCCCTGTGACATCAATGTTTCTAAACAAGGGGGACCATCATTAAAATTTTTTACTACATTCTTTCTTTTTGGTTTTATCTTTTTTAAATCTTCTTCGGACGTACAATAAGTATCATATAAAGAAAAGAAATCATCAAGACTAACAGCCATACCATCGTCATTAAAGCCATGACGAAAAGAATTACTAGCGTCGTGATAGGGAAGATTAAGAAAGTTTCCAGTATCGCCGCGATCCGCTTTAATTTCAATTTGCTTTGGAAATATTTCACAATTTGCATAACCTAGTGCTCCTGCCCATTCTTGTAGTTTATCACGCATTAACTTTGCTTGTATAGGTTTTTTTGTAAATAAAAATACGTGCGCACCCCCACTTTTCGATCTACACATAACAAGTGGTAATTCTAATTCTCTTATTTTTCTTATTTTTTTATCATGCTCTAAAGGATATGTATCAATGTCTATACATCCCCATGTGCATGTTGCATCGTCCCTAATTGGTATAATACCAAGACTAGGTTCTTTACCATTAATGTGATCTATCCATAATTGATCTGTAACAGGTGCTTTTTTTATAAAAGCTTGACCACCTGCCTTACCATTAGTGGACTCCCCACTGCTTTTATAAATACCGTAGGCTCTATCTAAACCATAAAATATACTCTTAAACTTCTTTACGCTTTCTTCCATATGCACTCACTAAAATTAAAGGGGCGGTTGCCCGCCCCATGTTGGTTAAAATGGAACCTTTTGTTCACTAGCAGAAGACTCTTCTTCATACTTGACTTTAACTTCGCCTTTATTTACGCTTTCAGCAAATGCTTTAGCGATGGCATAAAGGTTAGCATCTTCAAGTTGAGATTCTCTACTAACTTCCCAACCATACCAATTACCCTTATCGTTGCCCTCTTTTGTCGTTTTGAGGCGATAGTAGTGACTGTAAGAGGGTGGAGTAAATAGTCCATTCTTACCACTTAATTTTAAGTTTAGTAACATAGAGTTCCACTTTCTACTCTTTTTAAGCTGTGTAGCTTTCATTGTAATAAGAGCCGGAGTTGAATCTCCATCCTCAGTTACAAGTAGTACATAGTGATTACCACACGTCTCAACATAGTTTCCGTTTTCTAAACGGTCTTTGTTGTTTTCATCTCGTGTAGTCTTTGTCAAGATGTCACTGGAAGCATCATAGACATTAATCGGTGCACCCGATCCTTGTCCTCTGTCAGCCCACTCAACGTATTGACGTTGATACGCACATGGTAGAACACGAATACCATTTAATCCATCATACAGATCATTAGTCACTGTATTAAAAATCATTCCGGCTTTTGCGCCTTCGATATCTTCGAGTTCTGGTGATAACTGCATCAAGACTTTTAGTCTTGGTGTCGCTAAGTCGTCTTGTGAAATATTTTCAAGGCCACTGTGTGCGTCCCCTTCCATTAATTCCAGACTTAGTGCAGGTAGTTGACTTTCTTCTTTTTTTGCAACATTAGCCATAAGGCCTCCTTTTACGTTTTACTTATTTTTGTTTCGGCGCCAACAAAGACTCCGAATTTGTCCATCGGTAACTCAGTTCCCTCATTTATTTGTTCTCTTACAAACGCTTTGAGAGTCATGGGTTCCACCCAGACCTTCTGTGTATGCTCATATCCTAATGAATTTATATTGTCAATAAATTCATTTGCCGATTGATCCTCACCTTTACCAAACGTGGCAGATACTTGGTTTTTTATCAAGTCGCCATGTCCATTATCACGAAGCCAATTAAATGCTTCTTCGCGATATCTAACCGGAATAGAAGCTTGTACTAATTGTTTCACCTTTACAGATGAACCATCTTTTAGTGTCAAACTTTCTAATCCTAATTCTGACATTTTTGCCGGAATTATTTCTTGTGACAATTTACGAGCGGCTTTCGCTTTCGCTTTTAACTGCTCTTCTAACTGTCTCATTTCTTCTTCAAGCGACGCTTGTTCCGCGCACAAATCAGCCATCTCTTTTAAAGAGTTGTCACCAATCGTTGGCGTTGTTACATCACTTTCCATTTCGTCAAGTAAGTTACTCATCAATTTCTCCTCTCTCGTATAAGTTAACTTCTATAGGATAGTATTTATACTCTCTCCTATCCCATTTCAAGCATTTAAATTGCCCGCGGTTTTGTGTCGCAGCAATTGCACATGCAATACCGATAGCCGCCGGATCTCCCATTAACAATAAATAATCTTCATCATCAAAGTTTCTCAACTTATAGGTTAATCTTTTGACCGTTGGTCCTGTGCTCAAAACTAATTGAGAACCTTCTGGTAATAACAATTCTAAGTCACCGAACTTTTCGGCACTTAAAATATTTCTACCCGAAACTTCCTGTACTACATATACTGTCATACTTTCTCCTTTAATTAGCATATACCATTGACAAAAAGTTTTGCAAGTGTTATTTACAAAATAAGAATTAAAGAAGGACAACATTATGGACTACAAGTTTAAAACAGAGCCTTATGCGCATCAATTACATGCGTTAGGTGCAAGTCATAACAGAGAAAACTATGCTTTATTTATGGAAATGGGTACAGGTAAATCTAAAGTATTGGTTGATAATATTGCTATGTTGTATGATAAAGGTAAGATAAATGCCGCACTAATTGTCGCACCAAAAGGTGTATACAGAAACTGGGAGCGTCAAGAAATTCCTATACACATGCCAGAGCATGTATTGTATAATGTAGTGACATGGTCACCTTCTGCAACGAAAAAACAAGAAGCAGAAAATAGAAAATTATTTAAGCACGGTGAAGAACTGACTATATTCTTGATGAATATTGAGGCTTTTAGTACAAAAAAAGGTTTAGATATAGCTCAAAGATTTTTAATATCACATCAAACACTGATGGCAATTGATGAATCAACGACGATAAAATCTCCCACAGCATCACGAACCAAAAATGTATTGAAATTACGCGATCGCGCAAAGTATAGGCGGATATTGACAGGGTCGCCAGTAACGAAAAGTCCATTAGATTTGTATACACAGTGCTATTTCCTTGATCCATTTTACTTAGATTTCTCGTCTTATTACACGTTTAAGAATAGATATGCAATGATGATAGATCGTAATGTCGGCAGTCATAGTTTTAAATTAGTGACAGGATATATACGATTAGATGAGCTTAATTCTAAGCTAGAAAACTTCTCATATAGAGTGTTGAAAGAGGACTGCTTGGATTTACCAGATAAGGTATATATGAAAAGGAGTGTTCCGTTGTCCCCGGAGCAACTCAAAGCATATGTGGAAATGAAAAAACACGCTTTAACAGAACTTGAAGGATCACAAACAACAGCGGCTAGTGCCTTGGCACAAATGATTAGATTACATCAAATTACTTGTGGACACTTAGCTACAGATGACGGCGAAGTTAGACCGTTAAAAAATAATAGAATAAATGAACTACTAAATATATTGGAGGAGGTAGATGGAAAAGTTATTATTTGGGCGGTATACCGTCATGATATTAAAGAAATTACAAAAGTACTTTCGGAAAGATATGGAAAGGACAGTGTGGAATCTTTCTTTGGTGACACTGCTGATAGTGATCGCCAAGATATTGTTACTCGCTTCCAAGATAGAGAAAGCAATTTACGATTTTTCGTTGGCAATCCGAGAACCGGAGGGTATGGTCTCACTCTCACTGCTAGTAGCACTGTTGTTTATTACAGCAATAGCTACGATTTAGAAATTAGATTACAATCAGAAGATAGAGCACACCGTATAAGTCAAACGAAGAAAGTAACTTATATAGATTTGATATCAGATGGTACGATAGATGAATTTATTGTAAAAAACTTACGCGGAAAGATTAATTTAGCAACAAAAGTTTTAGGAGAAGACTTGAAAAAGTGGTTAATATAGTCTATATATAATATATGGATGCCTAAAAGGGTCCATGTAATCTTGCTTTAATAAGGAGGTTAATATGACTGAGCTAGATTTAATACGAAACCATTTTCTTGGTTTTCACAATGACTTTTTTGATAACTTCAGAAGAGTCTCAACTTATCCACCCTACAACATAAAAGAAAAAGATGACAAAGGTGTCATTGAATTTGCTGTTGCAGGTTTCAATGATAACGATTTAAAAGTTGAAGTTAAAGAAAATACTCTAAGTATCTATGGATGCAAGGAGGATAAAGATTCTGATGAATTTTTCCATAAAGGAATTTCAAATAGAAGCTTTACAAAAAGTTTTCAACTTCATAAACAGATCGTCGTTGATGGTGCAAAACTAAAAGATGGTATATTAAGTGTGAAATATCACCGTGAGATTCCAGAATCGGAAAAACCACGCACAATTGACATCAAAAAGGGCTAAATCCATTTAAACACTGTTTTTTAACGCCTCAGTGCAGGAAACAGGTTTTGTAATGGTTTATCCTACCCAAGACCTGTTTTCTTTATTCTCGCTTAATTGTGGGATTAAAATTCTCTCAGAGGTCGTGTTAAATGGCTGATTCCCACCAATCCACCGCCTTTAAACATATTTATATCAATTCCTTTTTTTTTAAAAGAAATAACTTCACTTTGAAGTTTTTCTTGTCCTTTTTTAAACTTTTCATACTCTTGTTTTGTAATTCCATATGGATTATCTACATCAAATTCTTTTCCTCTTGTTAAAAGTTTATCTTCTATCTCATCTAATTTTTCTGTTAAAAATTTATGTCTACCATATTCTTTTCCATCAATAGTGACCCTAGCTCCAATTTCTTCTAACTCTATATTTGCTTTATTTATAGCTTGTTGATCTCCTTTATCAATT